GTAAAATCACTAGGACTAACATACTCAGAACTTACAGCACTAGCACCGCCAGTTACTTTTAATTCTCCATTGTCGTTTACTGTTGCTCGTTGATCAGTAGTACCATCTTTAATTTCTACTGCACCTAATTGTATATCACCAGACAAAATCATGTGTCCGCTAGAGTCAACCTTAATCGGCTGTGCTGTCGCTTCTGTACCATCTTCCAAACCATAAATTATTGTCGGCAATGTTTCTTTATCTGCTATTCTTGAACCCATTTTAAATTCCTCCGTTTATTATGCGTCTGCGTCTAACTTTGCATTAAGTGCGTTAAAATTAGTTACAATAGTACCCATCGCTGAATACAAAGCTCCTTGTAACATTCCTCTATTATCTACTGCTATGTTATATCCAGTCGTAGCACTAAAAGTTGCATCATTATTGATAACATCAGTTATTGCTAAAGTAGCTGCGTAATTTGAATCAGCCGTACCACTATCTCCATCTAATGCTGTCATACAAAGATTAAACTGTTTTACATAATCATCCAAGAAAGCAACTGTAATAGCTTGACTTAATCCCAGACTTCCGATTGTTGTCGGGTCTAACGCAAGAGCGTATGTTGCTAGATATGTAGTCAATGTAACTCCACCATCAGAGTCTAGCTTTGCCATTACGCCATTCCAATTAGCGTTAAATTCTGTTAATTCTGCTACCAAATCTTCTTGTCCCATACCTAAAGCACTAAGACCATTTCCTTGTGACGCCATCGCTGTTACGTCCCACAAGTCTGCATAGTTTACGTCTGTTACTGCCATCTCAAACCTCCTGTAAGATTTTTATTATTCTTGTTAATTTACTCTCTTTATAGTTCTGTCCAGCATATTTAAGAAGACGCACTATATCATTACGTAAGTCTATAGGCTCTTTAGCCCAAATCTCTTTATCCTCTTCAAAAATCTTCATCATCTTTGATTTACTTTTGTCTGCCTCAACAATGTGGTCATGCTGTATTAAGATTTCGTTTGCATCAATAATTCTATCTATTGCTTTGAATGTATCAAACGCTACCTTATCTGCTGGAAAAATTCTTACTCTAGGATGTAATGTATATCCAAGAAGCCCGCATGCTTTCCTAGAAATAATAGGAAATGTGCAAAAATAATTGCCAGGATTAATCTTTGTAGAATCATGCGTATCTACTAAATATGTATCCCATCGATGTTCTTTTATCTTTTTCAAAATTATAGCATCCCAATCATTAGTAATTATCCAAGCATCGTCATTAAAAACCCAAATATTCTCTCCGCACGACTTGTTTGTAAGCCAGTTATAATAATCCTGAGAGAAGTTGTCTGTTTTTGGTCTTTCGAAAAATTCCACTCGAAAAGAATACTTCTTCCTTTCAACAAAATCGATAATCGATCTTTCCCCTTCGTCAATCGCAAACAACACTTCAACGGACTTTTTGTCCCGTGTATTTCTTTCGATAGAGTCGAGCAGTTTCTCAACATTTTTCTCATCACCTCTCGTCGGCATTATTATACTGAACTTCATTGGTTCACCACCGTAGTTAAATGTCCAACAATAGTATCAGCGTCAAAACAAACCTTAGATCCGTTCTCTATAGCTTTCTTACAGAAGTAAACATCCTCTGAAGCATTTCCATCGACGTCCATCTTAAATAAATCTTTAGGAAACTTTCTTACCATATCTTTAACAAACTGACTCTTCATTAGTAAAAAACCAAATCCAACTACATCACATTCAACAATCCCTTTGACTTCACCTTCTGTGAACTTCTTAAACTTTCCGTCTACATGTCTTCCATGAGCAAACTCTCTTCCGCCTCTTAAATAATATCCAGCAGATAACATGTCCAAATCGTTGTCCTCTATTTTACTGATAAGAGTATACAAAGATTTTGCTTTGTATATATGATCACTGTCAATATTTAATACATAATCAGCGTCTACCACACTAGCAGCATACTCAAATAAATTAGTTCTAGCGAGAGCAGTGTTAAACCCATGAACAAAAGCAACATTGATATTATCTCCATTATTATATATGTCAGATTGCATGGCGACCAGCGACTGAACGGCTGGTATTTCCATATATTTATATGCTGGCATCAAAGCTAGTATTTTCATTTTATTGCCTCAAGTGCGAATAGGAAAGAATCATTCTTTTCCTCTGCTAACGCAACTTTAAAATCTGCTTTATAAATATGTCTGAAGTCTGACATAGCTGTCTTACCTACTTGTTTTTCATACTCCGCTTGAGATAGGAACGTAAGCCAAGCTGGATGAAATATTCTCGTGTGAGAAGGATCACCTAAAGCCCAGATAGATTTCGTGCTAGGAACGCTTGCACAGAAAAAACCACCTGGTTTTAGTATTCTCCAATATTCAGAAAACTCTCTGAAAAAGAACTCGTAATTTCCTTGAGATGCCAGATGCTCTAAAACATCATAAGCGTGGATCTCATCAAATTCATTATTCTTAAAGGGCAAAGGGTGATTCTTTAAGTTATGCCCAATGTCGGGATTATGTGAAGGGTTATTATCTAGTGTAACTACGTCGTCAAAATCTTTATTGCCTTTGACAGCAATTCTTTTTTCTCTTCGTGAACCACAACCAATTAATAACTCCTTCACATAACCTCCTAGTTTATTTTTAGTAACCGATAGCAGTTACATAAAAGTCAATTGCATTCTGCGTACACGCAGTAGCAAAGTCATCTTCATATTCGACTAACGTAATAACGTTGTCTGCAATAGTCTTAACAACCATAGTCGCCGCATCAGCTGTTACAGCTTCAGCAGGTGTGCATTGCACTCCGACTACAGTTCCTAAACCAGTAATAGTAACCGTGCTCGTAGTACCTGTTCCGCCATCAACTAAAACATTGACAACTTTATAGTTACCAGCAAACTCGGTTAAATACTCTGTACCTTTTGAATGTGCCATCTTATTATCTCCTTATCTAGTATTAAACTAATGCTGTAGCAGCTGTATCAACAGCAATTACACCATAGTCTTTTGAGTTAAATGATACTTTTTGAATACCACCGATAAGACCAGTAGCATAGCCAACCTTGTTTTCATAGTCAAACGTCTTTTCTACCATAGTCATAGAATCAGAAGCATTTGCCATGACGCCAGCTTGCTGTCCGCAAAGTAACGAACGGAAAACATTAATTCCGTTTGTGAACTGTGTTCCAGCAGTAGCTGAATTAAAGTTCAACATAGTAGTCGTCGCTGCGGCTAGATAAGGAACATATTCATGTTCATGTACAATAACTCTATCCCAAACGCCTAAAGCACCTGTAAAGATAGGGTTTTTCTCGCCTCGAACTTGAGCTTCACGCTGTGCTTGTGCATACGTAGCGTTGTTCTTAAGATCGAATGCTTGCCAAGGATGAATAAACATAACCCAATAGTTCTTTCCATCAATCTTTAGCGGTCGCATTCTTGGGCTTGATGTTTCAGCCTTAACTCTTGATCGTGAAATCAACTCAGGAGTAAGAAGATCAGTAGCAGCAATAGAATCAGCACCAGATGTATAATCTGCACATAGGTATCTGTCTCCGTATCCAGCTGCTGTATCTGCCGTCGGTACTTGATCAGGTGAATTTGACCATGCTGCGTTTGCTGCAACAATATTACCATTAATATCAGTTAGAGATACGTTATTAACGCCAGCTAACTTCATAAAAATTTGTCTCTCGATAAATTCTTGAATATTAATAGATAGTTTGTTCTTTGCATCTACACGCATGTCATAAACATTTTTCTGCTCGTCTAATTTTCCTGTCAATCGAACAGCATTTCTCCACTGATCAATAGCGATAGAATCTGAATATGCTGAAATAGCTTCTTCATTTCCTTCTAGTTCGCTGTCACCAGTAACTCCATTACCACTTAATTTAGTTGTCAAAGGTAACGTGATTGAATCACCCTTTGATTTCTTAAGATTATTCTTAAGTTGGATAACATTATTTTCGCCTTCACCCATCAAACCATTTGATGTGAAAAACATGTTATCAATAACATCTTTATACAGCTCTTTTTGCCAGATTTCTGGTCTAAGAGCATCGATACTTACTGAATTTGCCATTTAGAAACTCCTTGATTTTTACGGGTCTATACCCATTAAGATTCGTTGTCTTGTACTATCTTTTAATTTATTCCATTCCTTTGTGGAGAGACTTGAAGCATCTGCCACAGTTAATTCGCTTTCGCTAACGACTCTTTTACCACCAGCGTTCCCAATGGAGGCACTACTAATCTTTTTAGTTGCGTTCTTCAACGCTCTATCTACAGTATCTTTCTTTTCTGACTTAACAGATTTACTAACTTCATTATATTTATCGCTTAATCTAGCGATACTAACGATTCGTTCTACTAAATGTTCTTCATCAACACTATCATCAGTAAAAGCAGCGGCTACCAATTTCTGATACGTTCCAGACTTATCTTCTGCTATTACGTCTTTCGCCAACTGTGCGATGTCCTGAAAATTGTCATACTTTGCTGATCCTATTTTTTCTGCAAACTGAGCCTTCGTTGCTATCTTCTGATTTATTCTAGCCGCCTCGTCTACTTTTGGTGCTGGCTCTTCTTCTCGCTTTACATCAACAACTTTTAATAATTCCTCGGCGGTTAAATCAGTTCCTTTTGTAAGCATTTCCTTTAGCTTATCAATCTGGTTCTTGTAGTTTAACGCCTGTACTTCTTTTAGCTCGACCTGAGCCTTTAAATCTTCGCTTGCCTTTACCGCTTCTTGCTTTTTATGCTTATCAGTTTTCCACTTCCAATAAAGGGCTTGTTCATTCTTATTATATTTTTTTAAACCGTTCTCGTCCTTTTCTACTTGATCGAACGTCGGGTGCGACTCCTCGGCTTCGTCCTTCTTCTCTGGCTCGGAGCTTTCTGTATCAGTTTTGGGTTTAGACTCGGGTTGCTCTTCGTGTTCGCCATCTTTTATTTCCTCCCCAGTGTTAACATCAATTTGAGGACTTTGATCCACTTCCTTTTGATCGTTTAACTCTACTTGCAGTTCCTGTTCCTTTTGTTCCGCTTGTTCCACTTGTTCCACTTGTTTCTCCGACATTTCTTTTCTCCTTTTGAGATTTTAGTTCAGCCACCATTTGACCGATCATTTCGTATAGACTTGCGTTACCTGGAAGACCTAAATAGCCTCTCAAATAATCACAGTTTTGCGGATAGTCATTTATAACACTCACGCAGTTCCTCCTTGTTGTTCTTGTTGTGCCTGCTGCTGGGCTTGTTGCTGTGCAGCTAAAGCCTGTTGCTCTAATTGTTTAAGAATTTTATTCTTCTCATTAGGTGGCAACATGCTTGTCTCTATTAATATATTTGGTGGTATAGGAACGCCTTGACCAGCTAGATCTTTTAGATCCATAAAGTTCGCCATTCTAACTGTATCTTGATAAGGACCTTCTCCTATAGCAACATCGTATTTATTTATACTTGCATCATTAAGTATAGTATTAATCGTAATCATAGCAGTGTCTAAATCAACCATCGATTCGAGATTATTATTTTCGTCAACAATCGGCTGGTCGCTATACTGATTAGGATATTGCAACAACACAGATTGTTCTAACTGTGTAGGCTGCTCGTTATTTTGAACTTTTTGTAATGCTCTTTCCAGAACAATACTGACTGGAGTTGTAAAGTTATCAGTAATATAGGCATCGCCCAACACTTTCATAGCACTTTCAACTGTGAATAATTCTTTAAATTGTGATAATATAAATCTTCCAACTTGTTTCTTAGTTGTAGAGAAGTTATCTAACATCTCTTGAATCATTACAAGACCTTGACGCTGTTTGAATAAAATTGCTCGTCCAGATTGTGACTGCGAATCATTCGCAAGCAAATCAGGATTAACGCCACTAGCCTCTTTTAAATCTTGTGCATTCTCTGCCGCTAACTGTGCATGTCCTTGAGATAATGGCATCGGAGAAATTCGTGTAAGAGGTCCTGTTCCTTTTTTTCTCTCAACAACAACGCCTGGTGAAGCACCATGCTTTTTAAGTAACGCTAAATTCTCGTCGTCTAACTGACCCTTTTCAATATCAAAACCAGAGTTAGCAGATGCATTAAGATGTCGTAATTCTTGTGTGCGTCTTTTGTTGTACTCTTCTTGTAAATCTTTTATTCCTCGTACAACACCTTGAATTTTTAGAGAATAATCTTTCAAGTTCTCAGTAATAAATTCAGCAAAATAAGGTATCAGCGGATATGTCTTCCATCGTGGGTAAGTCCAACAGACATCATCGTAAAACTTCTGATCTCCTACAATTTGTGCTAACATTATGACAGGAACTTTCCTTTTCATAATGTCGCCATTTATCTGAGCAGCAAACTCTTCAGCCTCTTCCTTTGTGTCAAATTCCTTCATGATTCCTCTCTCAGCTGATACTGCATAATATCTATCTTTTAATTCCTTGTAATAATATTCTACAAGGTCATATGTATCTTCTTTCTTATCGCTATATTTACTTCCTTCGCTAAGCCTAGGATAATCTAGTGTTTGGATTGATTCACTGAAAGCCTGGACTCCTTCTATATTAACTTTGCCGTCGCCAATCTTTTTTATCTTATTTAACTGATCAGGAAATAAAAACTCTAAATCTTCTTTAGATAAATCTGCTTTTATTTTAAATATGAATTTACAATCACTAAGATCATATTCTTGAAAATCTGGATCAAGATATATATTGCTGCCGCTAACTTTTTTGAATTTCATGTCGCCATTAATCAAATCAAAAGAATAATCAATGTACGGCTCTAGAAAAGACATCCCACCAATAGAACCATGTTTAAAAACTTCGGATAATTTATTTTCAGCAGCACTATTCTTAACAACATTCTTAATGAGACGTGAAGATATGTCAGCAGTAATAACGTCTTCACCGCCCTCGGGATAAACTTTGTAGTCGCTGCGGGATTGACGCTCCAAACCAGTAAGCAGTTTAATGATCGGCTTAAGTTTGTTGATTGTCAACGCCTTAACACCAGCTTTTCGCAACGTCTCTACATCTTTGGACTCCCACTGATTTCCTTGCACAAATTCAAAATCATTGTCCATCTGCTTATGCAGCTTACTCATCTTAGTCGCCGAATATTGCAAGTCTTTCAAAATCTTTTCTATTTTCATAAAATCTCCTAAACAGTCTCTGGTGTAAAGTTATATTCTGGTTCTTTATTCAACTTATATCGCTCTTTTTTCACTTTTTCTACAATAGGTACTTCTTCAAACATTCCAGCCATCATCATAATGCCGTCCATTCTATCAGGTGAGCGTCCTAACCTCTTTTTTAAAAACTTTTTTGCCTCTACTGCTACATTTCCTTGACGAGTATTCTGATCCAGCTTCAAGCTAGACAATTCTTCGTGCTGCTCGGGTATGTTAGAGATAGAAATGCGATCCCTCTCAAATAAATTCCTCATATCCCAGCACGCCTCACTCCGCTTGTGCTTAAACGTCTGTGGATCATTAACTTCCGTCGAACTTCCAAAGAACGGTATAATATATGTACTTTTATCCACCGATTGCTCTAAGAGCGATACCGCCACACGACCAATACCATCAGCATCAACAATAATAGCGTTACCACGGTGTTTCCGCAAGAGTCTCCAAACATAAGGCTCTGCCTCCTCAACTTTTTTACCACGCAGTTCAATAGAGTCAACCTCGGTCGTATTTTCCCATGCTTTCATTACGTGGAGATCATCTCCGCCGTCGGCAACGTCCCATGTCACAAATCGCTTCGTATATCCAAAGTAGTAATCTACTTCTTCTCTTTTCTCAGCAGCCTCTATCCAACTCAATTGTAAAAGAGCGTCAACATCTTCGCTCGGGATTTCTCCAGTAACCATAGCTTTATAATAGTTACTATTCTTCCCGTATCTGTCTATTGTCTGCTCGACAAATTCTCTTCCAGATAAACCAGGAATAACTTCCTTACCAGCCTTATAATTCGGCGAATCGAAAACGCTAATAGTAATTTTATTATAATGCTTACTCTTAAAGCAGTTAACAAAGTCACCATGTGCCACCGTCGGATTTCCGATTGCTAAGAACTTCTGACGAGGTGTCGTCATCAGCTTAGCAGCCCCATCCCAAATCTCGGTCAAAACACCAGCCGCCTCATCCATAATAAATAAAACATTATCATTATGAAAACCCTGGACGCGAGTCGCTTGCTGAGTAACAGTATCGGGGCGTGTTGCGAATCCAGTTGCAAACCACTTCTTGCCCTTGAAACTTTTCTGCAAATCAAGCTGCGTCTTCAGCATCTCTCCGCCGAGCGGATAGTTAGCCATCGAATGTGCAACGGCGATCTCACGCCAAAGAATATCCTCGACCTGAAATTGCGACGGAGCAGTAGTAACGACCGTGGCTGGGTAGTGCGTATATAAGAACCAAAGAGCAAGTCTTGCAACGGTATAACTTTTCGATAGTGAGTTGCCCGCCTTTACGGCAGTATACTGATGGTCACGAACTGACTCCGCGACCTCCACCATCTTGTCCCAGACATGTTCCTTCTTCACGTCGAGAACTTTCGTTAGAAACCCTACTGGGTCGTTGCGATATTTTTTTCCTATGGTCATTGTCATTGGAAACAAACCTACTATAAATTAAGAAGCACTTCCTACAGAAATGTTTCTCATTGTTAAATATTTTTGCTGGTCTCGAACAGATACAGCAACTAACTCTATCAAATCCGCGGTGCTCAGTCTGCCATCCGTCGCTCAGATTCCATCTCTTCATTTTCATATTCATCTTTCATAAACTGTGCGAGCGTAAAATTGTTATTCGTCTGCGGCATATCTTCCCAACCCTTAAAGAATTTGAGTCCCACTTTTGCATTCGCGATGCCTTTAATATTAAGTTGTTCATAGAAATTCTCTAACCTCAACAGGGCATAGTTCATCACGGATTCGTACTCAGGATTTTCGGCATAAGTACGGAAGTGACCTTTTCCAGAGAAACCTAGGAACAACGCAAGTCCAGTGATCGCGGGCTCTTTCTGTGCATAGCGAACTTCGCCGATGTAAAAGCAACCTTTTTCCTCGACCTGATCGAAGTAATTATCTATTTGAAGTTTTAAAGTTTTGGGGTCTATAATCAGCATTCCCTAATTAGCCTCCGCGACGATTTTTTTTGTATTTTTTTTAGAAATTTTATAATTTTTCCGCTGAGTGAATTCCTGCTTTTTGCCAAGATTCCAGCCCGAGACTGGACGGAGGTATCCACAGACCCGCGAGTAAACTTCGCAGGCGGTCGACTTAATCACATATTCGCAGTGGTGGCAGACGTGGTAGGCGTGCCTAACGTCGCCCTCTTTTTGCATCTCTTCCATCTCATTAGAACACTTAGGACAAATCTTCATTGGACATCCATCTCATTAGAACACTTAGGACAAATCTTCATTGGACTTCCATCGGCTCGGAACATTTGGGACAAGTCTTCATTGAACTTCCATCTCATTAGAACACTTTGGACACTGCTTCATGGATCTCCTTGATAATAGTAATAATATACATACTTATTAACTGATATTTTAGTCTACCACACAAATGGGCGGGTGTCAAGGACTTTCTACTATATCTTGTGTGTCCGTTATCTGTACTATCATATATAGTATAGGTAGTTCAGTCCAGTATAGAAAAATATTACTCAGAGGAATCGAGGGTAGATCCGACATCCCTCTTCACATTCGCTTCAGGGTGGGGCGGGGGGTTTATTAACAGGTTATCCACAGGTCATAAGTCATTGGTAGACAACACCTTACAACGCCAGCTTCCTATAATCTATATTATGTTAACTACACACACACACTCAGACAAGTCGAGTCGCATTTTGGAGTTATTAACAGCTTTTCAACGTTTTTTGTTTACGATGTCTACCTCAGTCCAGTCAAAAGAACGTATACAGAGATAATTTAGTCACTTCTGGCACTCTACCCCCTAGAGTGCTAATTTGTTTGCAAAAAGAACGTATACACTTTTAGTAAAATCCCTGTGTAAATCGATTTTTGTATACGATGTATACGCTCATTTCCTATAACTTTACCAGCGTATACTGTGCTATACCTATAGAGATATAATACCTATATATACTTTATAAGTGTTACATCGTATACAAGATCGTAAACGACTAAGCGCGAACTGCTTAAGGTGTCAACGATCTTTTTTGGCGGCTGTTTTCCTTATATAAGAGCTTTAGAGGTCGTATACAAATACCGCCCGTTTTGCTGGGTGTTTTGCACTGCACCGCGAAAAACCGCGAAATGTGTGCGATCGTCTCCGAGGTCAACGGTTTATGAAAATACAGTGCGGGTTTACACTGCAAATACTGTTTGGATCTATGTCTAAAAGCATAAACATTAATGGTATAATAATACTTGACAGAACACTTTATATAATGTATACTTAATTCAGAAGTAAAAAGTAAATGTTCATTGATAAATCGGTTAGATACTAATTAATAAATAGTTTTAAAAGCGTCTCGACGCTAAAGGGGGCAAGAATGAATAAGTATAGACTTCAAAAAGAAAACAGCCATTTAAGAATAATTTTTATAGAAGCAGAAAACATTAATGAAGTTAAGAAATATCTTAAAGATAATAGAATGGAGTTTATCCGATATAGTAACTTCAGTGATACAATATATTATAAAGCAGTATAAACCATATAAACAAATAACCAAAGGCGGTATAAGATGAAAGCAAATGGAATAGACAAGGCACAAGGTGGGATAACAGAGACTTCTATCATTAAAGCTAAGACAGGTGAATCTAATGAAGTTATATATGACTTCG